CTGTATCAATTCTTTCAAGATTGACGATTTCTAATAATGTTATAAAAACAACAACAGGCAAAGGCATCAATGTTGTAACCCCTTACTGCACTTCTGTTTTAGACAATCAACTTTCTAATATTGGCACTGTTGGTATTGATACTAATGGTGATGACGTAACACAAGTAAGAATTAGCGGAAATGTCATTACAACAGTTGCAAGCGAAGGTATTGTTATTAGGGGGTATGGTCAACAATTAGATGTTTCATACAATAGTGTATTTGATGCGGGAACGCTTGCCGTTCCTGTTAATGGTATTAGTATTTATACAACTTCCGGCGCAAATGTTTGGGAATATGTAACAATTATTGGAAATAACGTATGGGATAGTAGAACCCCATCTTTTACTACATATAGCTACTATTTTGGCTATTTAGATGAAGCAACAATAACCAATAACATTTCTCGTAATCCTGCAAGCGGGGATATTTATTGGGTTCCAACACAACCGTCAAATAACATTACGTTAGACAATAATATTTGGGATACCTCTACATGGTCTGGTGGCCCTAATACTTATTACACTAAAGAAAGTGTTTCTAAATTTGCAGGCGTTTTTGGACTTACTGATGGCGTAAGCGCACCTGCAACACTTGCTGGCATAGCACAAATTTATGTTGATACGTCAGACGGTGATTTAAAAATAAAAATCACATTTATGTTATGAATGAAAGTATTTTAAATAGGTTTAAATTATTAATGGAATATGATACAAGTAAAACTTTGTCTGAAAATTCATTATTGATTGAACAATTGGTTTATCAAAAAAAATCAGAAGGTGGATATAAGTTGGTAGATGGACCAGTTGCCGGGTTAAAAGCTTCTGACGTTTTTCCAAATTTAAATTCTAATACATATCCAAAAGAGTTAGATAGTAATAGACAACCAATATCAACCGCACCAGTACCATCTTTTCAGAAAAAAGATTATACGCCAAAACAAGATTATAATGAATTTGCCGACCCCAAATCTAAATGGAATAAAAACAAAGCCGCGGAAAACTTAGGTGTTAGTCCTGACAAAGTTGTTTGGGACCCAAATGTAACACAAGACCAACAATATATAGACAGGTCAGGAACTCATACCAAAAAAGTTAAAGTCGGTGGATGGGTTAAAATGACATCAGAAAATGTTGGATTACGAGGTACTCCATTTGGATTCCACCCAAGTGAATATACTGAATACAAAAAAAGAAAAAAGGAATTAGATGAACTATGTCAAAATTCAAAAACAGGAGTTTACAATAACAATAAGTCGGAGTGTGACGCAAAATATGAAGCATTAAAGAATGAATATTATCATTCTGATTTTCCTTATGGTATAACTAAACAAGAATTTTTAGATTGGTCAAAAGGACAAGAAGACATAAGTGGACAAAAAAATAAAGAAATATTAGCGGTTAAAGATGCAATTAAAGGAATTTACCGTAACAATGATTATGTTGATGAGATGGGTCTTCCTAAATCAGATTATTTTATGACTTTTCATAACGAATTAGTTAAAAATTCTGAAAATCAAATGGTCTCAAGTAAAATTAGTCAATACAATGAATTGTCAGATATATTGGATGCTGTTTATGAAAGAAACCCGAAGGCAATTGAAAGATTAACACAAAGTGATTTAGATAAATTTTGGGAAAAGTGGGGAACCGTAGTTGAATTAATAATTTACGTGGTATTACCCGCACTATTGACTTGGGGAGCGTCATTAGCGGTTACCGCAGCGGGACTTGCAATTACCGAAGGGGCTCAAATAGTAAGATTAGTCACAGTACTTGCTGAATATGGGATACCAGTCGCCATTGGTACGACAAAATGGATTAAACAAGGAAAATTAACAGGAGATGCGGTTATTGATTTTGTTTTTGCGCTTTTACCGATTATTCACAAAGGTATTGGAATTTTAAAACAACCATCTGCTGCGGTATGTGAAAGTTTGGCTAGTAAATTTGCACTTTACAACACTAAAACTGTTAGTGGTATGAAAAAGTTCATATCGTCATTAACTCAGGAATTATATATTCACCGCCTTTAATCATTTTAACGGGTAATTCGTCATCTAATTGTAATAACCATCCTTCACCCTCAATGACCTCAACTAATCGTGTTTCTCGGTCTCTATGCCAATGGAGTTCTCCTGAATCAATATTTGATTCAAATACTCTAATTTTTGATTTTTCTGTAATTTCAGAATCTTTATATGGGTTCATATTACTTATACAAAAGAATAATTTTCAAATTTATTTAATTTTAAACGATATCTAATCAAACTTCTATCAATCAATAATTTGTTAGAGGCTTCTGTTATTGAATCATATTTTACGTCATCTATAATTATCGGGTTTTTATGTTTACAAATATAATTTGGATTATTTTTTCTTATTATACATTTTTTAGAACAAAAAATTTGTGAGTGATTTGTATATATAAATTCTTTACCACAATTACTACAAATTTTATTTTTCTTATATTTTCTATTAAAAAATTCATTAACTTTATCATTATCAAAAAAGTCATAAAAACCTTTAACATTACCAAAATTCATAATATTATTTTTAGTTCTAATTGATTTAAATAAAAAAGTTAAATCTTCAGACACATCTTCAATATTACACTGTTTCAATTTATCTTTAATGTAATAACATTTATCTTGATATTTTTTCCAATAATTTATCCAATATTGTTTTTGATTCTGTTTAGTTTTTTCAGAATGTAATGACATATGTAGTTTTGATTTTAATTTATCTTTATATATTTTAGATTTTTCTTCACCAAACACATCTTCATATCTTTTACCTTTCGTATAAGATGATTTAGATATTTTTGCCTTGATTTTATCAATATTGGGGTGACCTGATAAAGTATCACCTCCATCACCTCCTTTAGTTATATTATACAAAATGTGATTTTTCCTGTATTCTTCAATCCAGTAGATTTCTTTTTTTGATAATTCTTCATTATCATTGGCGATATCAATAATTTTTTTTGTAAAATTGTTTTTACCATATTTTTCTAAAGCTTTTTTAATCAGAACTCCGGACCCATAATATGATACCCTATTGGTTGTGTCTTTACCTATATAAATTTTACCATTAATAATATTCTTAATTTCATATATAACCATATCACTGTGTTTATATATAAATATCAAAAAAATAGTTTTTTACCAGTAAATAAATGGTTATTCCTACCAAAACCCTGGATAGGTACGTCCGCCCCAGAGGTAACCAAAGCGATTGAGGCGACATGCCCAGTACCCCGCAGTTAATCTATCTTTCTTTTTATCACATTGATGTCTTGCTGCAAATGATTTACGAGCCTTAGGATTTGAAACTTTCGCAGTTAAACCTCCGTGTACATCACCAAATGATATTTTTTTAACTCTTCCTGTTGATGGGTTTTTAACGTACACAACATATTTTTTTCCACCACCTGAATTTCTTCTTGGTTTACCTATTTCAACCTTTTTACCATTGTATTCGGCTTCGTTAATAAAGTCTTCAGACAATGGTATATCTAAATAAACTTCTTGTCCGTTAAATAATATAATTTTTTCACCCAAATCAGTTTCAATTAGTTCAACCTCTTCCTCATTTAGTACAATTTCACCATCAAAGTATAATTCTCTTACTTCATTAATTAAATCAAAAAATGATTCAGAATGAGGTCTATAAATGTTTTCAGTTAATGGAATATTATTATCTAAATGATATCTTAACCCTTGAGAAACAACTGATTCAGTTTGTTCTTGTAATACTTTTTTAATAATGTTATCTAATTTCATTTTTTCTCACGAAATAAAAAATACAACCCAAAAAATAATAGTGACACACCATAAAAAATACTTGTGGTAATCCAATAAGAATTCGTCGCATCTAATATTGTTTTGAAAATGATGTCGAATCCTAAAGGGTTGAAAAACATTCCAGCCATTAGACAATATGTTGCCACATTTCTGTGAAATACTTTTCTCCAAGTCGTCATTATTCATTCATTTGGATTTAAAATTTATGAGACAAGCTCTTTCATACTATAAATATTAAAATAAATAAAAAAATGGATAATTATAGGCAAATAACAAAATATGGCATCGAAAGTTTCAAAAGGGTCCACATCAAATAAAGTTAATTTTGGTGTAAAGAAGTCTGGTAAGTTCTCTAAAAAATTGACTAATAATAAAAGGTCAAAAAATTACAAAAAAGCTTACAGAGGACAAGGTAGATAATTGTTTTTTTGTAAATAATTTCTTATATTTATAATTGTGAATAAGAAATTATCTTTAGAAGAAATGTGCGATAAATACATCGCCAAAACTTACCCACATATTGCTGGGGTGAGAGTAAACGACGTATCCCTTAACAAAGATGGACTTCTTGATATTGATATCACTTTATTATCAACAATGGAGAAACTAAATAAAATTGGGGTGTACGATGAATATATCAAGTTAATGACCGATGAAAGTAATGGTTCTGTGTGGGTTGGTTATAACCGTCAGATGGATATAAAGAATATTAGAGCGGATATTAAATCTTTTATTAAATTTTTTTATAATGAAAGAATTAACACTCTAACAATTTTTCTTAAAATATTATGATTTTCTAATAACATAATCTGTATTCATATAGGGTATACCGGTATTTTCCAAACCTAAATGAATACATAAACTTCTAGCATAGTCAAAAAGTTTACCCACCCAATTTTCGCTTGTTTCCCCAAGATATAAAACCAAATCAACGTTGAATCCCCAAATCCATTTTTCACTATTCTGTTCAAACATTGCTTTCACATCGTCTTCATTAATTTTAAAACTAATTACAAATGGTAATTTTTTAAAATAACGAGACATTCCTTCTATAAACAGTTTGATTTTTTTTTCAGTATTCATATTATTATAAATATGTTAAAATTATTCTTTGAGAAAATGATGAACCGTGTTTTTAAAAAAGACATTGATTTATTATTTGGTGAAGATAGTACAATTAAAGTGAACTCAATGGGATATTCCACACAACATAAGAAATTTCATTTATCTGTCACGTTATTTCCAAGTAACTACGATTATGCGTTTGAGGTATACCCTGAAGGTTTGGAAGGAGTCGTACAGGACGCTTGGAAGTTTATGGGAATTTCTAAAGATTTTATATTAACAACTTCAATACATCATTAACTATGGCACATCCAATTATACACGCAAAAAGTTCAGTTAAAAAATACGGTGGAAAATGGGAAGATTATATACATCTACACAATTGGTTGGATGAAACCAAGTCTTGGTATGGACACTCAACACATAGAATGTTCAGACATCACTCTGAGGGTATTTTTGAGATGGAAAAAATATTTGGACCTATGTTTATTAACAGTGATGGAAAGACTGTTTATACTCGTTACATCGGAGAACAACACGTTAGGGAAGACTGTAATAACTATATCCCAACAGCTAAAGAATGGGTGGATGGAATACAATCTAAAGAAAGACCTATTTGGATGATGAAAACAATGAAATTAGAAATTGAAGACTGATATTTATTATTATGGAAAAAATTGAAAACTATATTAAGTCTAACTTACCAAATTTTAAATTACTTTACTTTTTTTTAAAAAGTGAAGGTCACGACCATATTACTGTATCATTTAATATCCAATCAGGTGAAATTGATTATTCGTACTATGCTTATGGAAGGGGTCAAATTAAATTGCCTGAAAGATTAAAAGATTTTTATGAAAAATTAGTAAATATAGTTACTGAAGAAGATTTTAATATTGATTACAATAACTACCATACTATTGATGTGACTTACGATATTGATGATAACCAACTGATAATTAGAGATAATGAAGTAGTGACGGTTGCAAGGGACTCAGGAACGTCAAGCGAGATTGATTCACCGGATTTGTTAGAAACTATGAAAGATTGGTTAAATAAAGGAATATCAATTATAAAAGTTGAGTTTAACGGAGGTGGTGACAGTGGTTATATCGACGATTATGGGTACGATGAAAAAGGTACAAATCATCCTATACCTGCAAGTATGGAAGATTTTTTATACAATATGTTAGAGTCCAACTTTGGAGGATGGGAAATTAATGAAGGGTCTCAAGGTGATTTCGAGATATATAATAAAAGTTCAGAAATTATCCTCTCAATTGGTGTTAATGAGGAGGAAACGGAAACAACAACTCTTTGGAGAGGGGATGTAAAATTTTAGAACAACACGATAGCAATTGGCTTATGTCCTTCAAATGAAGGGTTTGCTTTAAAGTAAACTTTGTTAGAATCGTGGTAAATGTTTCCAGTTGACCCGTCCTTGATTTCAAAATCATCTTTATCAGGAGCGTTTAATTGAGTATCGTCAACTTTAAAGTATCCGTTCTCAAAAGATGCCGGATAATTATGTCCCATATTATAAACTTTCATAAACTCGTCTTTGGTTCTTGGTTTCAAAGTTTCAGGAGTTGCAGTAACAGGAACATCCAAAGCCTCAGGTTGTTCAAATAATCTTTTCTTAAGTGATGGGTCAGAATGTAACCCTAAAATTCTATTTTTTTCTGATTCTGTAATACTGATGCGATTTTTCATATGGATATAATATACAAATAAATATTGCGTTAAATAAAAAAATAAATATTTATTATTATGAAGGTTATCTTAAATAATAAAACGCTCAATACTAAAGTTTGTAAAACCCCACAGGAGAAAATGGAAGGGATGCAAAATAAAGAATTCAAAGGATTTGATTCTATGTTATTTTTATTGGGAAATGACCACGATTGTTTTTGGATGAAAGATTGTATCATCCCGTTAGACATTTTATTTTTAGACCACAAATTTGATATAGTTAAAATTTTTCCATCGTGTCCTATTTGTAATAGTGACGATTGTAAAAGATATTGTAGTGATGGTAGCTACGTATTAGAATTACCATCAGGGTATTGTAAAAAAAATAATGTTAAACCAGGAGATAAAGTTATTTTGTCCCTTCAGAATTTTTAATTTTTTCTTGTAACTTCTCAACGAATTCTTTTTGTAATGTCTTTAAGAATTTAACATACTCAGCGTCTTCACTGTCAGCGGGTTTGTTGTACTTACCTTCAGGTGGTCTCTTACTTCTTCCAAATAAATTCAATCCTGAAATGTTTGTAATACATTTATGTCCTCCCGAATTAGCTTGGATGATGTCCCATGCAGTTACACCAATCTTATCTAATAATGTTTTTTCTTCATCTGTTAATGATGTAAATGGTTTAGACATAATTTCCTTAATAACACCAAGATACTCCATACCATTATCAATATCCATCATTTTTTCACCATAAATTGCTGAGAAATCTTTGAATGTAAAACCAACAGACTCTTCTCCAAAACCTTTTGACGACTCTAAAATCCATTTAATAGTTGATAATGGAATCACTCTATTTTTTAATTGAGACTCCCATTTACCAAGTACTTCTTGAGCAATGTCACCAAGGTTTACACCCTTTAATTGTCTTTCTTTTTTAAATGGGTTACAAGACGCTTGTAATAAACCAAGTGGCC